TCAAAGTTGTTTTTATCTTCTTTTATCTGTCTACTTAAATGCTCTTGCATAGCTAAATGAACACCAGCACATGCTAAATAATCTTCTTCTTCTTCTAACTCTTTAAGACCTAACTGTATTAGTTCTATATCAGCTCCATCTTCTAAGTCATATTTAACCATTAAATAGTATTCTTTTATTGTATCGTTTAGTATATTATGCATCTGTTCTTAGTTTTAATAAATTATAACACTCTATATATTTCTGTTTAGCTTTACCTTTATAAACTTCTTTAAATAAGTTATATAATCTTTTAGTATATAAATACCTTGAATTACATCCTTCAAATAGTTTCTTAGCATAAGCTTTTCCATAGCCTTTTAGATAATTAACATTATCAGCAGTATCTCCTATAATCATTTGTTCATAGAAATTATACATTGCTTGTTCTTCTGTTATATCTAATAACTCTTTCTTCTTATAATTGTAATATAAGCAAGGGAATTGTAGGTAGTCTTTATCAACTGCAACAATCATTACATTATCTCTACCCACATTCTTCTGTGCCCTATACCAGTAAGAAGCAATCATATCATCGGTCTCAACACCATATCCAACTATAGACTTATATTCAGTCTTAACATGGTTATGTAATGCAAACAAATGTTCAGGAAGGTCTTGCTTCTTTCTATTAGCTTTATATACTGGAGTTATTAATTTCCTGAAGTTACCTCTAGAACCTGAAAAGATATAGACTCCATCAGGAGTATAAGTATTCATTATGTCATTCATCAAATGTCTATAAGACCATCTGAACTTATCTTGTGCTTCTTCTAATGTATCACTAGTTACTGCACTTGCAAATATCATTGTATCAGCATCTATTAGTATTATCATATTATTTATTTTTATAGGTTATCTCTTTCTATCTCTTTTTGTAGATTAGCTAAAGCTCTCCAAGCTACTTTTGCTGAATGTCTAACACCATCTGTATCGATTGTACCAGCTTCAATTAAATGTCTTGTTAAAGCGTCTAATTCATCTCCTGATTTACTTCTATCCCAATGTAAAGGCTTACCAGCATTATGTTGGTCATTACCTACTCTAGAACATATAGCTACCTCTCTAATAGCATCAGGGAAATAATTAAGTACACCAGAAAATACTGGAGTACCTTTTCTTTGTTGAGCTACAGATTTAGTTACATCAGTACACTCATAATCCAATCTTATATCTCCATAAGGATTAGATTCGTAATATTTACTTATTGAATCACTCATATTATATCAAAATTAAATTAATACTTAATTGTAAGCATACTAGACTCGCTAGTAATACTAATCCGAAATTATGTCTATTTGGTTTCTTCATCCTGTTTAGGTTTACCACCATCTAAGGCATTAACTCTTGCATTTAAATCTACCATAGCTACATATAGTTGACTCAATACTTTTTCTACTCTACCCATTCTCTGAGCGTTAGTATGTTTCTTATCAAATTTAAATCCTTTTGCCATTACTTTTCTAGTTTTATGTTAGTGCAGAATACTGCCATAACGATTAATATTATTACTATTGCTTCCATAAAGTTATTGTTTGACCTTCTATCTTTCTTGTTAAAGATTCAGGTAATTCTGATTTAGTTGAGTAACCAATTATTGTATTACTCTCTTTACATTTGTAACTTGCTGTATTATATGTCATTGTTTTCATTGTTTAAGTTAATAAAAGTTGAACCTTCTCCACAAGCAGAACATCTCCCTGTTCTATCTGTGTCTACCTCTCCAATAGGATAAGCATCACAACAATCTGAAGTGAGCTCATCCCAATCTGAGAAATATAAATTTGGTTTAGATAATAAATTTGCCATTAGTTATCTTCTAAGAATCTCATGTATTCTCTGTTACTAATCTTATATTGAACGCCATCTGTATTAGATTGCATTATACGTTGAATAGTTCCATTAGGAGTACAAGTAGTTCTTAATAAGAATACATTACTAGTACCATCACTAGGTGAAGTATATCTTGGCTTACCTTTTAATACTCCAAAGTGTACTTTATGACCCATATATTTACGTAATTTAATATACATAGCTTCAGTAGATACAATATCACCAACATTATAATCTACCATTTTCTGTAGATATTCTTTCTGTTGAGCTTTAGTACCTTCTTGAATCATATCCCACATTTTAATACCTTCGTGAGTTTGTTTGTTTTCTACGTTTAAGAACTTAGTAATATAATCCATAGAATAAGATGGTAATCTAAATAATCTTTTAGTTTGTTTCATTATATCAAATGATTTAACAAAAGTATTAAAGTGAATACCAAACTTCATAGCTCTAGCATTTAACCATCTATTATCAAATCTATCATTATTTTGACCAACTACCATATCAGCAGAATTATATTCTTTCATAAAGTCTAATAACAATTGTTTGTCACAATGATTTTTATCCCATGTTAAAGCGTGAATTTTATCTTCACCTAACCATTTCCATGATACAGATATAATTTTAGGTTCACCAGTTAATTGTTTGTGACCTACATATTGCTTACCAGTCCACCATACTTTAGCAGTAACTCTAGAAGTTTCTATATCGTAAACCATAACTCTAAATGAATCAGTAGTTACATCATCACCAGTAAGACCTAAGTCTTTAGCCCAGTTTCTAATAGTTCTTTGAGTTACACCAAATGTAGATGATAACTGTTTTTGTACTTCTTGTTTAGAATCTTCACGTCTGTAAGATAATCTAATTAATTCTTTGTCTGAATCTGTTAATTGTTTAAATGTCATATTTTATTTGTTTTATTGTTTATGCAAATATAAGTATTATATTGCGAACCACCAAACTTTTTGGCAATTATTTATATCATTCTTGAAGGAATAGCGTATTGCATCATATCATCTTCAGTAACTTCTGACCAACATACTAACGCATCCGATGGGTATTTGTTTAGTATAAGTGTTAAATGATTGAAGAAATGTTCACCTTCTGTATTGATAACATATCTATCTCCGTTTACTATTAGTGTTTCCATATTAACTTCTATTTAATTCTAATGTAGTATATATATAATTAGCAACTTCTAATTCTTGTTGGTAACCTTGATACACTAAGTTAACTTGTTCTTTACTTACAATTGGATAACCTCTCCAATCAAAATTCTCTATATTCTTTTTTGCTTTTTGTAATCTAGCCCAAGCAAAGTTATGAGCTCTTTCTTCTATTGTCATATTATTTGTTTTAGTTATTAATACTGTAAATATAATAAATATATTGCGACTAAAAAAATAAAACCCCACTTATTTTACTAAATGGGGTAATTATTTACTCTTTATCTTCGTATGTTAGGTAAATGTTTTTAAGCGAACTTAATACATTTCTTACACATGAAGGGCAGTTACTCGGCTTTTTAGACTGATGCATAACTCTATTATATATAGAATATAAGTTTCTAACTGTCTCAGCTCTAAGTGAACCTGAAGTAGTATCAGGATATGATTTAAAGTGTTTGTCTAGAATTTTATATTCTGTTTCAGTTAAACATTCTGGTTTCTGATAAGGGTATAGCTTATTTAATAAAGCTTTTCTCTCATTACATCCACAATCTTCACCTAGTATAAACTTAGCGACCTTATCAATACCTGTAGCTTTGAATACTTTTTCTACTGTATCTCCAAGACCTTCGCTTTGTTTTACTACCTTCTTTTTACTTACTTTTTTTCTTGCCATAATTGTTTTATATTAAATGATAATCTTTATTAAAGTAATCTTCTAAATCTTCTCCACATTCATCTCTTACAATAGCCATTACTTTGGTTAATGTATTAAAAATACTATTCACATTGATACCTGTTTCTTTTGCCATTCTTCTCATAGAAAGGTCTCTTGTATTGTATCCAATAAATATATTCTTAAAGTATGGATAGTTATCTGATAAAGGTAATTTATTTAGTACAGCCATTACTTTTGCATAAGTCTTTTCAAATGCTTCTTGTTCTATACTGTTATAATCATCATTACTAGATATTCTATCGTATTTATTCTCTTCTGGATTATCATCAGTAGAGTATATTGTTAACTTATTTTTCTGTCTATAATAATCTCCATGCAGAGATTTAAGAGTAAGGTATATATAAAACCTATTTACATCATCATCACCATAAGTTATATCCTTACCTCTTTCCACCATTCCATGTATTTTTATATACATATCTTGAACGATATCTTCTGCTATACTTGGATTTGCTCCAAACCCTAGTACCATCCTGTGCCAATCTTTATGGCTCTTTGCTAATTTATCTAAAACCATTACATTCTAGGTGTAGGAATCATATTCACACTTATAAAACCTAAGTCTAATTTATAGACATTATAAGAATTATCTTCAGTTTCTTGTACCTCAACTATTTCAAATCCAAGTACAAAGCCTAATATTAATCTACTTGTTATATACATATTTATATTGTTTTAATTGTTATTTCGACTCTAGGATTATCCTTGTCGATTTCTGTTGGAAGAATAGTTTCTGTTTTTACATTATCATCATTATCATCATCCCAACATCCATATTCTGTTACTGCATCTAAAAAGAATTTACTTGCTATAGATACTACGTTCATTTTATCTAGTGACCTTTTACTAGGTTTAAATACTTGATATGTAATTTCTACAGGAGTTTCTATCTCTAAATTTTCTAACTGTTCTTTCATTAAATCTTTATATACTTTTTTAGCTTGATTATTTACTAAGAAATGTAGATTTCTATATGTATTCAAATTCATAGCTATTCTCTTATCTTTAGATTTAACTCTAGGCAGATAGACTGCAAAAGGGGTATTAAATTTAATTTTCATACTGAACTTTCTTAAAGTTAGTGCCTTCTAATACATCAAATAAATCACCTTCTACTTCAGGTAATCCTTTTTGATTTACTTTAAAACTAAATGACTCAAAAGGAAAACCTCTTGAACGTTTACATGATACAGTTACTAACTCTTTATTTACTGTGTTAACTTCTAATTGTATTTGAGTCTCTGTCTTTTTCTCTAAGAAACTACCTAAGTGACCAGTTGGTTTATCTGAACCAAAATTAGAATGAATTACAGTAATTATATGACAGTTAAGTTCTGCTGACCATTTCATAATCTTCTGTACTACATTGTTAGATTCTTCAAGGTTATTTACATCTGATACTAAATCTGCTATACCATCAATGATAACTACACCACATTTATTTTCTAATTTATTATATAAATAATATTCTATAAAATCTATTCTCTCTTTATATCCTAATGTTCTTAACCCAAATGTATGATAACATCCAGCATCTTCTCCTTCATTCATATCTAATACTCTTCTAAATACTTTCTGTGCATGGAATCTACCTTGCTCTGTATCAAAATGTACTAAACATTCATCTTTTCTATGACCTCTTATATTACCACCAAAGTTATTTTGTCCAGATAAAAATACTGAACCTAGTAATGATATAAAGAATGTTTTCTTTGATTTAGGTGGAGCTTGTACAAAAGAAAAGTTACCGTAAGTACCAATTGGAACTGGATAGCTAATAGTACCTTGAGGTGTATTAGTCATAGCTTCTCCTAATGATATAGCTACAGGTGGATATGATATTTCTTCTTCAGCATCTATAAATAAATCTTCAGCCAATTTATCAAAATACATATTCTGTACTGTTTCTTTTTCTTCGCTCATATTGTTTTTGTTTTTAGTTGTTAATAAAATAAAGGGGGAAGCACCTCTTTTTAGAATCCCCCTTTAAGTAATATGGATAGTAAGCACCTCTTTTTAGAATACTATCTCTGAAAGACTTACGTAGCGTTGCTCGGCTCTCTTTGTCTAATCTAACCTAATTAGAAAGGGAAATCATCAGCAGAAGCAGTTTCTACTGCTGGAGCTGGAGCTGGTTTAGGAGCATCTGCATCCATTCTTTCAGCTACAACGATTGAATCATCAGTCCATACTACCTTTCCATTTCCTAAGTAATCTTTCTTTTTCTTAGCTTCTCTCTCTTCTTTAGTTTGAGAATCAAAGGCAGAAACATTCTGTCCGAATTGATTAGTTTCATCGTTAATAGATACTGTAAAGTTGTAATATACTTTACCATTTTTACCTTTTACGAATTTTTCTTTTGGCAATGCTGCCACGTCTATACTTAAATTTAATAATGCACTCATAGTTTATCTGTTTTTAATTGGTTAATAATAATTGTTCTACCTTTTTACTCATTAATACTTTAGATTTTAAGGAAGCTATAGTCAGTTCACCTGATTGTAATTTTGCTTTAGCTCTGTCAAATTCTTTAGTACCTTCATTTAGCCATACTGTTGGTGTGTTCTTATCGTGTGTATTAGAAGCATCAGCATCTTTAGTATCATCTATAAGGAATAAACCATTTAAGGCATATTTTCTAGCATAAGAGCTTGATGAACCAAATGACTGTGCAATATCCATACCTTTACGATTAGGGTCAATACCAGCTTGGGCAGTTACTTCTACTTTACCTTCGTTGTCAAAGAATACTGCTCTAGCTTCTACTAAAGGTATTCCAGCAATTTCAGTTACTGTATCAGTAATCATTAAAGAAGCTTCTACATTTGTTAGTAGAGGTTTAACTGCTTCTAGAATATCTTCACAACTTCTGTAATTATATTTACCAAAGTTGTTTCTTTGATTCTTAGGTGCTTTTAAGTTACCTTGAATCTGTAATAGTTTTTCTTGAATTGTCATAATTTATATTGTTTATTGTTATTGATGGTACAAATATAAGTAATTTATTGCGAACCACCAAATTATTTATAAGAAATCTTTATATTTTTTTGATACATCTATATATTTCTCTCTTAGATTATTGTAATTTAATTCTAAATTTTTATTAGTCATCCATGCAGAATTAGTATAAAAATACATTTCGTTTAATGCTTTTACATATTTATCTGCCTTTTCAGGATTCTTGTCAGCAAATGCTTTCATTAAATCACCAAGCATTTTAAAGTTATTGTGAAATTGTATTTCGTCCATATTATATTATATTAAAGATTTGTAACCAATATCCAGTTGAACTTACTATATTAAGTATTACTAGATTCCATTGTTTTGCTTTTAGTACTTGAGGAGTTAATAACATAATGCCACAAGCATTAAGTATAAAACCAATTTGATAATTCATTAGATAAGGTCCAAAGAATAACATTGAAGTACCTAACCAAGCTAAAGTTTCTATTTTAGTTAACTTAGTTCTACGCATATGTTTGTATCTTATATACGCTTTAGTGAATCTAGTCTTTTTTACCATTCTCTTGAATCTTCATATTGTTCAACTAATATATCTGTTAAGTATCCCCATAATTCACCTTCTTTATATGTAGCATCTTCTTCAGTATCTTTAAAAGGATTAAAGACTTCTGTTACATCGTGAATCCATACTGAATTATACTCTTGTGTGTAAGTTACTTCATAAGTTACTCCCATTAATTCTAAATCTTGTTTTGTCATAATTATTGTTTTTTAGTTATTGATAGTACAAACATACATAAAATAATGCGAACCACCAAATATTTAAGCAAAAAAAAACACCCACCTGATTAAGATGAGTGCTTTTCTAACTAAAAACAAAATAAAAAACGTGGAGAATAAGGGAGTCGAACCCTTGACCTCTTGGATGCAAACCAAGTGCTCTAGCCATCTGAGCTAATTCCCCAGTATATTAACCTTTAAATCCGTAGGTTAAAAACGGTCTTTTCAAATCATCAGTATCATAATAAACAGATACTTCATCAAATCCTATTCTTCTAACACCTTCATGTATTAAGAATGCTATAAACTTCATTCTCTTGTCAGGTGCAGTTATCTTAACTCTAATAGCCATTCCAACTCTATGTGAACTTCTACTAGGTTTATGCTTATTAGCATACTTAGGACTCATATAAGCTTCTAATACTTCTATATTGTATCTAGTCTTAGTTATGTACTTATCTAAAATAAGAACAGGTAGTCTTTCCATGAATCTATATCCTGAACCTTTTTCTTCAGGACAATCAAATTCAGACCATTGTAAATATCTTAAACCTTCTGTATTATTTGTTGTCATTATAATATATAATTGAAGCTAATAAAAATATAGCTAGTATTGTATTTCCCATTATTATTTCGTTTGATACAAATATACAATATATATTACGAACCACCAAATATTTTAACACTTTTTTTTGTAATTTAGAATCATTATAAATAGCTTCGAGAGACTAAAAAATAGTTGCTAAATAATTTGGAGTGTAACGTGTTTTGTATTATCTTTGTACCATTTTAATATATATAGCATAATATTAGTCTAAATATTAAATATAAAAAAATACTAGAATATAGCCTAGTTACTGAATAAGTAGCATATTAAACATAATAATGGATTAGACATCTGAGGACTATGCAAAAAAAAAGAGCTACATAATTAAATGTAACTCTACTTTTTCTGTTTATTTTTATATATACTTATTCCGTTTTTGTTGTTTAGATAGATTTATATTTCTCTAAACCTCTACTACCGAAATAAGCAATATAGATACCTAACAATAATGATTTTAATAATTCAATCCATTCATTAGGTACTGTAACCGTTATATTAAACGAATCTATATAAATTAGTATTACTGTTGCAAGTGTTAAGAATATTAAACTCATAGGTCTTACATTCTTAGCTAATACTGAATCTGATTGAAGGTCTGCTTCCCATCGCTTACTGACTGATTTCATTTCTTCAATATCTAATTGCATAACTTTAAGAGCATGTTCTCTTTGTTCAGGTGTAATATTTTCTGCACCTGTAATAGAATCTATTGCTCCTTTGATATTTCCTTGTACTAAATTACCAACTACTTCTAATGATTTGTTTACATCTAATTGTCTTAGAAAGTCACCAACTCTAGTAGTTCCATTTTCTTCTTTATAATTTCCCATATTACATTTCATTAATCCAACAATATTCTTCTTTCGCATCGAATGAAGGACAAGCTTTATTACTAAAATCATTATGACCTTTAATAATAGCTTTTGGATATTTAACTTTTAATTCTAATAGTAGTCTTTCTAATGATTCACGTTGTACATCGTTTCTAGTATCTTTACTTAACTTCATATCTTTTGACATGCCACCAACGTAACATATACCGATACTACTTCTATTATAGCCCTTAACGTGAGCACCGACTCTTTGTTCTGGTCTCCCAGCTCTTACTTTCCCATCTAGTTCAACAACCCAATGATATCCTATATCCGACCAGCCATTACCATTAACGTGCCAGTTTCTTATAGTCTCAGTGCTGAAATGCTTACCTTCTGGAGTAGCCGAACAATGTACAACTATTAAATCAATTTCTCTCATCTACTTTTATATTTAATTTCCATAAACTTACCATTAATAGCATTAAATGCTGCTATACCATCTTTAGGTATTAAAGCAATAGCTATAGATATAGCTCCTAATACTGCTAATAAGTTTTCATATCTCGATTCGTGATAGTTAGAAGCAAATATATTTGATACTTCTGCTGAAATAACAGAAATAGTTTCTTCTCTCCACTTTTCGAATAATTTTATAATCTCGTCTGCATCATCATATGGTACTCCATTTTTGATGAAATGCATTCTAGTTTTTTCTATGTATACTTCTACAGTTCTTTGCATTGTATTGTATACTTGGTCTTTAAGCATATCGTTATCGATAGACTTGGACGCATCTATTATTAATTTCTGAAATTCCTCAGCTATAGTATCTAGTTTGAAATTCATGAAGTCAACAAACATTTGGGATTTTGTCACATCAAACTTCTTGTAGTTATAAAACTTTTGGTATTTAACCTTAGCTCTAGTGTTTTCTATAACTCTAAACATATTATGATATTTTAATCTTAATATCTTTTTAGTTATTCTTCTTTTAAATATAATAGATTTCAGTGAACCGAATGTATAATCCAGTATTACGTCTATTAGTTTATTCATTTTATTTTTATTAGAAATATTAATTGATTATAAAATCTGTCTTAATCGTCACTCCTAACAATTAAGCATTTTTATTTCTTCTCTATTTTATCGCTAGAGCTAGAGTCGCTCTGTTTACTTAAGTATTCTTTTAGCTTTTCAACATTCTCTGTCTTAGCTTTATATAAGTTATTCATATAATAAGATTAAAAAATACCCCTGTATATTAAACAAGGGTATATATTAAACATTTACAGTACAAAACCTGTATATTGAACATCTCTATCTGGATACATATCGTTATCTTGATTAGAAGTATATTCAGGATATAATGTACTATTGTAATTCATAAAGTCTATAAATCTTCTAGTATAAAAATCAGCAGTATCAGTAACTTTAGCAGTCAATAAAGAAACTTCTTCTTGACTTACTTCATTACTATTCTCTGGACTTCTTTTAAATATACCACCGTTAGATACAGTATAAGCAGCAAATGGAATATAATTTGCTTGAGTATACCATATCAACATTGGTTTTATATAATCCATAAGTAGTAACTTATAATCAGCATTAGCAGCATCACTTAATGTATCGTTAACAATAAGTTCTTGAATCTTCTTATATAATTTACCACCTAAATAATTTTGAATAGCAGTATCTTGTGCAACTTCGATAAACTGAATAATTTTATCTCCATCTATATTACCACTTATTATAGACTTACGTTTTAAGTCTTTAACGTTTATAAATAGTGCTTTCATATTATTTTCCTTCTTCTTTAGTAGATTTATCTTGGTCAGCAGCTTTCTCTCCAGTTTCTTCTTCTCTCTTAATAGAAGTTGAAATGTTTTCTAATTGAGTAAACTCAATTGGCTGAATAGTTACAAAATATAAATCTAGGTTAATTTTATTAAATGCAAGTATTTCTTCAAAACCATCTAATAAACCATCTTGTAATGGCTTAATAATAACGTTATCCATCAATACAGCAGCAGTTCTTAATTCTTCAGCATTGTTACCAAATCCAGTATTATCTTTAATACCTAATAATATTGGTGATACAATACCATGTCCTAACATAATCTTCTGTGTAGCTTCATCACTCATAAATTGATATTGAGCATGAGCATCAGGTAAATGTATAGGCTGAATATCAGCAGCAGTTTCTTGTGAATCATTAAAAGCTAGTATAAATTTACCAGCATTAGATGAACCTGAAAACTTGTCATATATCTTTCTTTCAATTAACTCTTGTGTTTCAGCGTTAGGTACTCCATTATTAAAGTTCATTAATAAAGTAGGCTGTAATCCTTGCTTAATGTTGTTAATATGATAGTTAGATACTTCTTCTTCTAGTGAACAATATTGTAAACATCCAGTATAATCAACTGGTGAATAATAATAGAATCCACTTCTATATGGTTTGAATATATATAATTCTACCTTTTGACCTTTAGTTCCATTTCTGAAAGTAGGTATTCTTTTAGGAGAATCACTATGTTTTAATTCAGCCCACTTAGGATGATAATAATAAGCAGCTATAGTTCCATTCTTATTACACTTTTCAGCTCTAAGAGTTTCCATTGGATGGTGAACTATCTTAACTATTTTAGTTTTAGACTTATTATATATAAGTTGAACAGCAGCTTGACCTAACATTTTATAATCATGAGCTACTCTCTTCACTTCTCTTTTCTTAAGTAGTAATTTCATCTTAGCATGTTGTTCAGGAAATAATTCCGAATCAGTACATTCTAATCCTCTACCAGCAATCATATCTACAATACCATTAATACATCTACTATTAGTAGGTGAACCAAGATATCTTTCAATAAGACTATCAAAGTAATCGTTATTTTCTCCGTAAGAAATCCATTCCTTACCTACAACTTCTTCCACTTTTGGAGCTTCGTAACCTGATAGGTTTAACATTCTTACATTACTATTCTTATTCATATTATTGTTATTATTTTATTATACTTATATAACGCAAAAAGTGCGTTTTTGTCTTTTATAAACATATTCCTGTAGCATATATCCTACCGAATCCATTAACTCTTACCCAATCAATATTTGGTATATTTACTTTATAGTATCCACTAGCTAACTTATTACTTAATCCAGTATCACTATATACGTAATCATTTATAGCTGGATAAGTATCTGAACCACCAGAACCATTATTATGATAATAAGTTTGGTTTACAGAATAACTACAAGCTACAGCAGATGAATTAGCTCTAGAAGAACCAGTCCATGTAGAGTAAGTAACGTGACTATATCCATAAAATTCAGAGATAGCATGAGGTAATACTTTACCAGCATCAAGACCCATTTGAGCTAATGATACATTAGATAAAGACTCACCTAACTCATCAGCTATATCTTCTAAACTTATTTGTCCACTTGATTGTAAAGCCATATTTTTCTATTTACAGTCACATGTTGAACATCCACATTCTAGTTTTTCTATTCTTGCGTATAGTTCTTTATTTGACTCGATTAATAATCCTATCATTTTTTGATAATCTACAGTTTTAAGTAAATCACCATTCATCATTTCTTTTTCATGTACTAAATCAGGTAACACTTGTTCAACTTCTTGAGCAATTAATCCTATTTCAGATTTACCTTTTCTAGAACCTTTGTTCCACTCATAAGAGACACCTCTAAGAGCTTTTACAGTTTCTTCAGCATTCTCTATCGTTTTTACATTATCTTTCATAGAAGCGTCTGAAACAGTTGTAGAATAACCTATAACATCTGCATCTACATGTAAATCTCCAGCAGTAGTTAATCTCATCTTATTAGAACCAGAAGCACCATCCCAATCATGTTGACCAGTTTGTGATATTTTATATGCTTGTCCTATACCACCAGTTCCACCAAAATAGATTCTAAAGTTATCAGCATCTGTTCTTAATGTATTAGTAGTAGAAGTTCCTAATTCGAACTGCATACCTTTATCATTAACAGTATCTAAGTTACCAAATGTACCACTAAATTTAACAGTGTTACTAAATGTTTTAGCACCAGCTACAGTTTGTGTACCTGTAGTTAATACAGCACCAGATAATGAAGTTAAAAATCC